GTCGGCCCAGAGGGTCTTGCCGATGGTGAAGATGTCCTCGGCGCCGGTGAGCGCCTCGGCCGGGAAAACCGGCTTGTCGGGCACCGGCACGTCGCAGGGCTTGTCGACGGCGACGCTGACGGTGGCAGGGATGGACGGTGCGGAGCCGCAGCCGGCAAGGATGGCGGCCAGCAGCACCAGGCCGAGGACGCCGAGGATCATGGTGAGGAATTCGCGCCTCATGGCTTCACCCCCTTCTCTTTCGCGATCTCGGTCTTGAGGAAGGCCGCCAGGGAGCCGCACAGGTCGCCGGGGTCAGATGGCCGTGCCTGCATCGCCTCGATGGCGGCCTGTTCGAGCCCGCGCACCTGGCCGGACTGGGCAGCGAGGCGGCGCAGGGTTTCGGCGTGGCGCGCTTCGGATTTCGCTGAGAGCTCCGCCACGCTGGCCGAGCAGAGGTTCGCGGCGCCGAGCGCGCCTTCGTAGGCCGTCTTGTGCTGCGCGGCCGAGGCGAGCGCCTTGTCGCGGCTGTGGAAGAGCCAAAGGTTGCCGGCGAACGAGATCGCCAGCAGCAGGCCGAGGATGGAGGCAAAGGGAGGCATGCGGATCTCCTTACGGGTAAAAGACGCGCCGGCCGGATCTCGGCGGCACGGTCTGGACGTGGCACCAGCCCTTTGTGGCGCTGGGGTGCTCGAGCCACAGGCGCAGCTCGGCGAGCGCCTCCGGGTGCTCCATGGCCCAGTCGTCGAGCAGGCCTTCCGGGTCGTAGAGGTCGCAGGCCTGGGCGCTCATGTGCTTCGACTTCGGCGCGGCGCCGGCGACGGAGGCATTCACCTCCGGCGGCCGCCAGCCGCTGTTCACAAGCGAGCCGCTGCGCGGGTTGGCCTCGAGGGAGATGGCGTCGGCCATCATCATGGCCAGCAGCGCATTCACACGGTGCACCGTCTCGCGGGCATTGGCGCGGATCGTCTCGGTGAGCGCGTGTTCGTGGCTCTCGTCGCGCCCCATCCAGTAGTCGGCGAGGGTGATCATCGCGTCAAACCGGATGATGCTGCGCCGGAGGCTTGCAGACGGCCGGTGCGCGCCGCTCGAAGACGAGCAGCAGCGCGGCGCCGGTCAGCAGGAGCACCACCACCCATCCCGGGCGCCAGGCATTGACGAGGATCTCGCGTGCGCCGCCGGCGCCGGCCACCAGCAGCACCATGTCGGCCAGCCAGCGCGGCGGCCAGGTGCGCCAGCTCATGCGCTGGAAGGCGCACTCGATCTTGACGACGGCCACCAGCAGGATGGCGAGGAAGGCGATCTGGTCGAGGCTCATCGGGGATCTCCTCCTTCGATCTCGCGCTGCGCTCGCCGCATCAGCGCCGGCAGCAGCACGCGGTAGGCCAGCGCGCCGAGCACGAAGCCGACGGCATGGCGCAGGATGCCGAGGTCAACCCCCCGCAACAGATCCGGGAAGGCGCGCGGCGCGGCATGGACGATCAGCGGTCCGAGCAGGCCGCTCACCATGATGGCGACCACGACGGAGCTGATGCGCTGCTTCAGCGGCATCGTCTCCATCGAGAGGATGGCGGCGATGCCGCCGACCAGGCCGGCGATGATGAGGTCGGGATGCACCCCGGCCATCGCGCCGACGACGGCGATGCCGGCGGTGGTGGTGGCGGTGGCGGCGGCGGCTGCGGCGGTCGTGGGTTCTGCCATTTTTTCTATTACCCCCCTTCGACTAAATGAATCGGCCCCCAGGCGCGCGCGGCGGCGCGGACCACGCCGGTCGGTGTGGCCTCGTTCGTCAGCACTTCGCCGTCGGCCTTGAGGATGCCGAGGACGTACTCCGCGCACTCCCAGACGTCGTCTTCCCCAAGCTTGAGCGTGCCGAAGAAGGCCTTGATCGCCTGCAGCTTGCTGTAGCCGTCGCCGAGGCGGCCGAAGGCGAAGTCGACCGCCTCGCCGCCCAGCGCGAGAGGCCGCTGCACCCACCAGAACGGCAGCTCGCGCGAGAGCGGGAAGAGCCGCACGCCGGAGCCGACGGCCTCGAGGATGAACACCCGCCCCGCCCCCACCAGCGCCAGGCCGACGTGGCTGTATTCCGAGCGCGTGAACATGCGCACCAGATTCACCTGGATGTCGTGCCAGCTCCCCCAGCCGCCGGCCGACCAGGCGAGTAGGTCGCCGGTCTTGATCTGCGCGCGGGCGTCTTCGTACTTCACCGGCAGTGCTTCCCGCGAGGATCGAAGGGGTCGAGCAGCTCGAGGCAGAACCAGCACGCCAGGCGTCCGCGCCAGCCGGTGGCGTCGTTCAGGCGGCTGATGCGGCGCGTGAAGAGCAGCTCGCGCGGCGGCTCAAGGAACAGCAGCGAGCCCCAAGTGGCGTTGAACAGCACGTCGACGGCCAGGGCGACAAGCAGCACCGGATAGCCGGCGACCTTGGCCGCCGCGGTGAGCTGCCCCTGCCGGCGCGCCGTGTCGAGGTGCATCACCGCCAGGTACAGCGTCCACATCGCCGGCAGCATGAGGAGGAAGAGGAGCGCGGCCTTCATAGCGCCCCCAACTCCGCAATCGCCGCCGCGCGCGCCGCTTCCACGGCCGCCGCGTCGGCGGCGTTGCCGGCGGCGACCTTGCCGCGCCGGCGGGCGCTCTCGATCTGTGCCGCCTTGTAGGCCCAGGCGGCTTCCTGCGCGAGGATGTCGTCGGCGGCCTGCTGGGCGGTGGCGCCGGTGGCGTCCATCTCGGCCTGCACCAGGCCGGGCACGGCGCCGGCGTAGCCGCCCGCCTTGAAGGCAGCGGCCTGCTGCGCCTTGAGGATGTAGGTGGCCTCTTGGCCGGGTGCGACGGTGATGTAGCGGGCGCGGGCGCGGCCGGCCTCGGCGTCGATGGCAGCCAGGGCGGCGGCCTTCGTGCGCACGAGATCATGCTGCCAGACGGTGCCGTCCCACGTTACGAATCCAGCTGGCGGCTCCTGACCGGTGAGGCCGAGATCATCCGGCGTTTTGCCCAGCTCGGTGATCTCGACGCGCTCGCTGGTGGCGGTGCTGTAGAACACGCCGCCGCGATGGTCGGGCACAAGGCTCCAGGTGCCGGTGCTCGCATCGAACACCGGCCAGGCGAAGGGCGCGCGTTCCGGCGGCGCGATCTCGGTGGCGTGGGCGGGAATCAGGTACACGCCCGGCTCGCGCGGGCTGGGATCGGCGAGCGAGGTCGAAACATAGGCGCCGGTAGCGGAGTCGTAGTTGTAGATCATTTTGTCCATGAGGGTCTCCGATCAGTATTTAATGCAGCCGAGCAAGGCGATGTTGCGCGGACGAGTTTCGGTGCCGCCGGTGCTGCCGGTGGCCACGGTTGGCGTCACAAAGGCCGACGAGGCCGCGCCGGCCGTATAGCCGGCAGACCCGCTCACCCCGCCAGTGTGCGTATGCGCCTTCAAATCGTCCGCCTGCGCCGTGCCGATCGCGCGGCCGCTGTCCACGCCGCGTCCGTCGTCCCAGCCGCGAATAAATTCGGCGCGCAGATCGGGGATGCGAAAGGTCGTGCTGCCATCGCCAGGAGAGAACTTGCCTGCCACCCAGGCGCCGTCGGAGGCGGCCAGGTTGCCGGAAGCCTGCGCGTAGGCCCACAGGGCGGCGTATGTGGTGCGTGAAACCAGTGCACCGTTGGCCTTGATGTAACCGGTCGGTGCGGCGTTCGCCGGTACGTAGACGATCGAGCCGACCTCGACGCCGGTCTGCGCCGGATCGGCGTCGACGTCAACCCACAGCGTGGTGGCGCTCTTGGCGATGCCGATGGCGATCCTGTCCGTCGGCGCGGTGGCGGTGATGGCGCCGGCGGTGCTGGCGTCGAGGTAGTAGCGGCTGCCGGGCGTGAGGCCGCTGAAGAGCGGGCATTCGCCGTAGAGGTAGACGCGGCTGTTGGTCACGTCGGCGATGCCGACGGCGCGGTTGTTGGCGGTGCCGTCGGCGATGGCTTCGTCGAAGCGGCTGTTGCCGCTGTCCCAGCGCACCGCTTCGCCGTCGGCGACGCTGGCTTCGAAGGTAACGCCGTTGACGATGACGGCCTTCTGCGCGCCGACGATCATGGCCTGGATGGCGTCGCGCAACTGGGTGAGGACGGTACTGTCGGGCGTGAGGCCTGCGGCGGCGATGACGGCGCGGATCTCTTCCCCCACCTGGTGGAACCAGCGCGCGCCGGGAATCGTTGCCGGCGTCGGCGTGCTCGGGTTGCCGTCGGTCGGGTAGCCGCTCGAGGGCGAGGCCTCGTCGGCGGGGGGCGTGGCGCTGGCGGCGGCCTGCCATTTCCTGTTATCCATTCACGGATCTCCTTATGAGTAGGCGAAAAGCACCTTGGTGTGCGCCGGCGCGAGGCGCCGGATGACGCATTCGAGCAATTCGTTGCCCCAGGCGGCGAGCGGCTCGTTCACGCCGGCATTCACGGTGAAGCGGCGCACGGTGTTGAGCGCGGCGTTCACCTGCCAGACGAAGGTCCATAGCTCGCTGTTGAGCGGGTCGTTGACGTGGCTGTTCACGTGGTAGGGCCGGTATTCGGTGATCGTCACCGTGTAGCCGAGCGACGCCGCCAGGGCGATGAAGTAGGCGCGCGACTGGCCGCCGATGCTGGTGAGCCGCGCGACCAGGGCGGCGCGGCGCTGGGCGAGCGTAGGCAGCGGGCCGGTGCAGGCGTCCGGCAGGCCGGCGACGCGTTCCCAGTCGGTGAGCAGCTCGGTGGTGGTGCGTGGGTCGGCTTCGTCGACCAGGGCGACGGCGCGGTTGTGCACGCGCGCGCACTCCTCGGCGGCGGCGCCGAGGTGGTCGTCCTCCGGCGCCCAGGCCGGGCCCGGCGGCCGCAGGGCGAGCAGGTGCGCCTCGTAATCGGCCTGGGTGGCGTTGCTGATCAGGCCCATGTGATCGTCCCCATCGTGGCCATCTGGCCGGTGGTGTGGGTCACGTCGGCCGCCGGCGCGGTCATGACGTAGTTGGTCTCGCCGGTCGCCAGCGAGATCGCGGCGCGAATGTGACTGATGAGCAGCGTTGCGCCAGGCTCGGCCTCGCGGCGCAGCAGGTCCTGCAGCTCGGCGGTGACGGCGGCCTTGACGGCGGCAGTGTTCGGCGTGACGGCGATGGTGAAGTCGAGCGGGACAGCCGTCGGCGCCACCACCGTGACATCGGCCGTTACCGGCCGCAGGGCGTCGATGTGCGCCTGCACGGCGGCCACCTCGCCGGCATCGGGGATCGGGCTGGCGTCGTCGTCGCGCACGAAGCGCACGGTGACGGTGCCCAGCCCCAGCTCCTGCGCGTAGCACCAGGCGCGCGTGACGCCCTCGACCTCGAGCGCCCAGGCGACGTAATCGAAGTCGGCGCCGCCGTGCGGCGGCTGCTGGATGCGGGCGAGGAAGCGGGCGCGGTAGGCGTCGTCGTCCTCGACGTCGGCGCCGCCGGAGAGCTCGCCGGCCGTTGCAGACGCCTGCACGCCGGTAATCGGCGAGACGAGGGTCAGCGTCTGCCCGGTGCTGCGGTTGCCGGCCGCCCCCGCCGTCACGGCCTGCACCGCCAGCGCCAGGCTGGCGCCGGCCGCCGTGCCGCCGACGGTGACTTCGTAGTCGACGTCGTCGAAGGCCTTGACGAGGGCGCCGGCGGGGATCACCGCGCCCGCCGAGGTGGCGAAGGTGACGGTGCCGGTGGCCTTCGCCGCGGCCTTGCGGGCGACGCCCCAGATGTTGGCCCAGCGCTCGAGCAGCTCGCTCTCGGCGGTGTCGTAGATCACCTGCTCGGCGAGCCAGGCGATGAAGCCGTGCAGGGCATGGCTGGCGGCGGCGACGACGCGGGCGTACACCTCGGCATCGGCGCGGCGCAGGACATCGTCGGCCGCCAGGCGGGCGAGAAGGTCGTCGCGCGTGCGGTCGATCAGCTGCTGCAGGGTCGGGCGGCTAAACGGCATGGAGGAAGTCCCAGGCGTTGGCGAAACGGAGATCCACCGGCGCGCCGCCGGCGGTGCGGTAAATGCGGCAGGCGAGCGCCACGGTGGTCAGCCCCTGGCGCTCGGCCTCGACCTCGACGCGGCTGGCGACGCCGTCCTCGATCAGCCACTGCAGGGCCTCTTGCGCGTACTCGCGGGCGCGCTCGAGGGTGCGCGGCACGATCTTCTCGCGCGCCAGCAGCCACAGGCGCGAGCCGATGCGATCGCCTGGCTCCGTCGGGAAGCTGTCGCCCCACCAGCCGAAGCGGTCGGCGCCGGGCAGCGGATCATCCGGCCGGGCGCGGCGCCAGGTGAAGAGCGAGATCACCACGGCGCGCACCAGCGGCTCGGCGTTCTGCAGGCCGGGATCGACGGCAACGCCATCGACGACGATGGAGAGGTCCTGGGCGAAGGAAGGCATTACTCGCTGATCCTCATCGATGCGCTGCCGGTGGCCGGGTGTCCGCAGTTGGCCAGGTGGCCTTCGCGGCAGACCGGGATGCCGCCGATGCGGATGAACGGGCTGCCCTCGGCCATCACCGGGCCGCTATGAATGCCGCCGGGCGGGTGCGGCTGCACCGGGTCGCCCAGCACGGCCCACAGCGTGCCTTCGACCGTCACGAAGTCCTGCAGGGCCCCGACGATCAGTCCGCCGGCGGTATCCTGGTTGATGCGGGCGATGCCGTGCATGATCATGCCTTGATGATGTCGAGTGACGGCGTGGTGATCGTGATGCCGGTCGGCTTCATCACGATGCTCGACGCGCCGGCCACCAGGTGGATCTCCTGCCCGCGCTTCATCACGATGCGGTGCAGGCCGTCCGGCACGTCTTCGTCGGTGTAGAGCGCCACCTCGCCGGCGGCGAGGTTCTTGATGCGGTAGCGGCGGTCGGCGGCGACGATGACGATGCCGTGGCTGCGGTCGCCGTCGAAGAAGGCCGCCAGCACCTCGGCGCCCGGGTGCGGGTGCGCGGTGTAGCCGTAGGGCTCGAAGTGCTCGAGCCCCGCCTTGCCCTCGCCCGCCAGCAGCTGCACCTGCAGGATCTGCATCTTGGCGGCGGCGTTCACCACCGACACCACGCCGCGGGCGAGCAGGTTGCCCAGCCGGCGCGCGTAGGGGCCTAGCAGCCGGAAAAAGGCGCGCTCGTCCATCAGAAGAACCTGACCTCTTCACCCTGCAGGCGCTCGGCCTGCGCCTTCTTCGCCGCCTTCTTGGCGGCGTTGGAGAGGTAGCCATCCTTCGGCCCGACCTTGATGACGGTGAGCATGCCGGCATCGGAGAGCTGCCAGTTCACCTCGGCGATCAGCAGGTCCTGGTCGAAGCCGACGATGCCGTCGCGCACACGCACCAGCAGGTTCGGCCGCCACAGGCTGCCGTCGGCCTGCCGCCAGCCGGCCACGGTGTAGGTGGTGGCGAGGCTCCTCGCGGCGCGGTGCGAGCGCTCGTATTCGACGCGCTCGCGGCAGGTGCCCTCGTCGGCCTGGCCGCTTTGCCGGATCACCAACACGCGGCGGCGCTTGATGGCGCTGTCGCCGATGGCGGCGGTCCCCTCGCTCACGGCGGCCGCGAAGGCGATGTCGTCGCCGGCGCGCTGGCCCTTGCAGACGTACTCCGAAAACCGCTCCTTGAAGTCGAGCGGCGCGTCGGCCTTGAGGATGTTGCCGTCCTCGCCGCCAAGCACCAGGGCGGTGGCAGCGCGCGTCCTGCCGACCTCGATGAACACCAGGCGGCCGTGCTCGTCGTCGGTGGCGAGCAGCTGGCGCAGGCGCAGCATGCGGTCGATCGACTCGAAGGCCGTCTCGCCCTGCTGTATCTGGTGGTCGGCAATCGGCGCACCGGTGCCCGTCTCGGTCACCACCTGGATGCCATAGGGCGCGGCGAGGTCGGCGGCGATGCGCTCGAGCTTTTGGTTGCGCCACTGGCCAGGCGAATTGATCGCCGAACAATCGACCAGATCGGCCGTCTTCGAGCGGCCGGTGACGCCGACCGACACCTGGCGCGCGTCATAGCCGATCGGCGTGCCGTCGACGTAGCCGGTGAGCACCTTATCGGCGCCGATGAACACTTCGCACGGGTCGCCTGGGCGGATGCGGCGCGGAATGTCGGTGGCGCCCGGCCAGCGGTCGGTCACGGACAGGGTGAAGTCGCGCGCCTGGCGCTCGATGCCAGGGGTGATGGAGACCTCTTTCCAGCCGCCGTACTCCTGTCCGGACACGACCAGCCGGACAGCGTTCTGCGTGTCCGTCATCGAGACAGCACCTGCAGCGGCACGGCCGGCAGGAAGCCCGGATGCGTGATGCGGTTGCGGGCGACGATCTCGGCGTCGCGGCCGGCGTCTTCGTAGAGGTCGTAGGCCAGGGACAGGGCCGACATCACCTCGAGCGGCGTGATGGTGGCCAAACGCGCCGAATCGCGCGAGCGCGCCGTTATGTCGCGCCACACCTTGACCCGCAGATCGGTCAGCACCGGGAACAGCGTGTCGGATGCCTGCATGCCCTCCTCTTCCAGCGCGCCGGTGAGCCGGGCGCGGTAGCGGATGGCGTCGTCGTACACCGGCAGCGGCATCACCGAGGCGGCGCCGGCGGCCTGCACCAGCAGCGCCTGGCGCACGAGGGCGCGGATGGCGGCGGTGTTGCGCGCCTGCGCCTGGCGCGCCGGCGTGACGCCGGCGACGCTCGTGGCGGAAAGCGCGCTGCCGGCGCGCGTGTCGAGCAGCGCGCGGAAGACCGCACCCTGGTACTCCGGCGTATCGCCGACCGACAGCAGGCCGGAGAACAGGCCGTAGATCTGCCCGGCCAGGGACAGGGGCGTCGCCATCAGGGAAGTCAGTTCCGGCAGCGCGGCGCCGATCAGGCCGCCGAGGTCGGGAAAGGCGAAGCGCATGCCGGACTGCACGGCGTCCAGCGCGGAAGTCAGCTCCTCCAAGGCGGCGTCGGCGACGAAGTCCGGCACACCGTCGAGGCCGAAAACCGAGGCGAAGTCGGCGACCGAGGCGGCGGACAGATCGTCGGCGGCCATGCGCACCTGTCCGGCGGTGGCGCTGGAGGCCGTCGGGAAGGTGAGCTCGCCGGCCTCGACGAAGGCCAGCTCGAAGCTGCAATAGCCGCCGTCGGCGCGATGGTGGCGCACATGCACCGACTCGACCGAGACCTGCAGGCTGCCGTACCACGGATGCACCAGGGTGCCGGGGCCGCGCTCCTCGAGGGCGCCGAGCAGCTTGTCGCGCGCGGCCATGTACTCCGGGCCGATGACGAATGCGGTGAGCGACACCTTGCGCGTGGCGCGGCCGAGGTCCTCGGCGTAGGGCTTGTCGCGCTGCGGGTACTCGTGCACCTGCGTGCGCCGGCCGGCCTCCATGCCGTCGCCCTCGACCTCGAAGGCGACGCCGCGGAAGCTGGCGGGCTGGAGCTTGTCCTGCCAGGGCATCAGGGCGCTCCGAGGGCGAAGCTGCGGTAGCCGACGTCGGGGTTGAACCCAACGCCAGGTTGGTTTGTCTTGCCCGGCGCGACTCGCATGCCTGGCGGCGCGTTTTCGAAACGAACGGTCATGTCGCCGGTGAGCTGCTGCCGACCGGCGGCCATGGCCACGGCGCCGGATTGGACCAGCGGAGTGGAGGTGGACGCGCTCTGATTAACGGTAACGCCGCCACCAGAAAACGCTTCCTTCACCCAATCTGGCACGATAAAAGATGCGATCTTGCCAATTAACTGAATACCGAGCGTGAGTGAGCGAATCAAAGATGCCAACTCGCCAGTAACACGCTGAATTATGAAAATCAGCGTTCCGCCGAGAATCCTCCCGATCAATTTCAGGACGGGCACAACCACCGGCGCCAGGACATTCCAGAGGCCTACAAAAGCACGTCCGAGGGCAGCGACAGAACTTATTGCTGACGAGAAGTACGGCATCAACTGGTCAAAATTCTTGTAGATCACATAGGCCGCGCCGGCGATTCCGGCCAGAATTGCGATCGCAGGAGCAAGACCGCCGGCCAAAATCGCCATGCCGGCGCCGAACCGCCACAGCGCGCCGACGATGCCGATGATCGAGGCGAGCGGGCCGGCCAGGAACAGGGCGCCGACGCCGATCAGGACGTTCTTGACGCCCCCCATCCAGCCGACAAAGCTGCGCACGCCATCGACGACGCTGCGCAGATCGGCGAGGAAGCCGCGCCAGTCGACAGTCTTGACCCACTCCACCACTTCCTTGAGCGTGGTCACCAGCCCGTCGGAGATCTCCTTCGCCACGCGCTTGAGCGTGCCGTCGGCCTCCCACTGGTCGATCAACTTGAGGATGCCCTGCATCTCGCCCTTGAGCGATTCGAAGATGCCGGCGTCGCCGATCATCTTCTGAAACTTCGTCACCTGGTCCATGAGGTTCGACCAGATGCCGGTCCAGGTGCCGGAGAGCTTGTCCATGGCGCTGCCGTATCGGCGGTTCCAGATGCCGGTGATGACGGCTTCGATCTGTTCCTTGCTGCTGGCCTTGGCCCGGGCGACCATGGTCTTGCCGTTCTCCGTCCAGGAATACACGATTTGGTCGCCCTGCTTGCTGGCCTTGATGCCGAATTCCTTGAGGCGCTCGTTCTCGCCGGTCATGGCGTCGGCCAGGGCCTCGACGGCCTGCATGACGGATTTGCCCATGGCGGCGGCGGCGTTGCCGGCGGCGGTAAGCGCACCGGCCTGCGGGTCGATGCCGTAGGCCTTGAGCTTGACGAAGGCGTCGGTGACCTCGGCCAGCTCGAAGGGCGTGCGCACAGCGAAGTCTTGCACCCAGTCCATCGAGCGGCGGGCCTTCTCGGAGCTGCCCTCAATGGTCTCGAGGATGGTGCGGTACTTCTCGAACTCGGCGCTGACGTCGACCACCTTCTTAACGGCGAAGGCCAGCCCGCCGCCGAGCGCGGCCGAGGAGAGCCCAATCGAGGCCAGCAACTGGCTGCTGTTGCGGCCGATGTCCCTGATGGTCTTGCCGGTCAGCCGCACCGAGCGCTGGATGCCCTTCAGCGTCGGCGTGATCTTGTCGACGGCGCTGATGATGGCCTTAAGGTCGAATTTGTCCGCCATGATCCGGTCCTGTGAGCTTCGCAAGCCTGGCGGCCTGCGCTTCGTACATCACGAAACGGGAGAGCGGCAGACGCTCGGCCGCCGCAGGATCGAGGCGCCAGAACCAGGCGACCTCGAACACGCGGTCGGCGATGCGGCCGACGTCTATTCCCCGAAAAAACCCAGCACGACCCCCAGGCATGCCTGGAAGTCGTGCACCGCGAGCTGCTTGACGACGCTAGGCGGCACGCCGGCCAGCCTGGAGATCAGCCGGCCGACGGCGTCGGCGTTCGGCGTGGCCTCGCCGTCGCCGATGGTGAGCGGGTAGCCGCACTCCATCACGTCGCCGGCCGTCGGCTCGCGCAGATCGAGACAAACGATCTCTTCGTCGCCCTGTTTGACGGGGCGGGTCAGGGTCAGCTTCACTGCCAGATCCCCTTGACGCCGTTGAACTCGAGCTCGACCTCACCGTCGTCACCCTTGGCGTTGGGCTCGCCAACCAGATAGGCGCCGGACAGGGTGTAGACCTTGCCGTTGGCCAGCTCAGCGGTGATGGTCCCGTCGCGCATCTCGTTCAGCTTGTCCAGCGGGAAGCTGGGCGTAAAAATGAAGGTGCCCTTGATGAAGGGCGCGCGATGGGTTTCCTTGTAGCCGGCGACGCCGGTCAGGCCCATCACCGTTTCGAGATTCTTGTCGGTGACGGGGCATTCCAGGCTGCCCTTCAGTTCGAGCTGCTCGCCGTCCACCTTGAAGTAGCAGGTGCCGGCGACGCGCGGTGCTTGTGCCATGTCGGTTTCCTTTCAGTAAGTGGATCAGGCGGCGCTGGCCGGGTACTGCAACCTGAACTGCGCCAGGACGGCGAAGATGCGCAGCTGATTGACCAGGTCGGGCGGGTAGAGCACGTTGAGGCGGTTCGGATCGTTGGCGTCGCGCTCGACGATCAGGTGCTTGGCGAACTCCTTGGCGTTCTCGACGACGCCCATCTCCTCGAGCGCGGCATACTCGCTGAGGATCTCTCCGCGCACGACGCTGGGCGTGACGATGGCCTGACCGGCGCCGAAGCGCGTGCCGTCGTCGGCCAGCTTGTGGCGCGGATACTTCTGCGTCACGTTGTAGCGCAGGCGGCGCAGCACATAGGCCAGCGTATGCATGGTCTCGCTGTCGAGGTAGCTCGGGTCGGCCTGGTCCCAGAGGTTCTTCTGGTAGGTGGTGATCGCGCGCTCGACACGCACCGCGCCGCCGCCGACGTAGCTGGTGGCGATGCCGCTGTTGAGCAGCGTCTGCCGCTCGGTCATGACGAAGCGGCTGCCGGCCGGCGCGGGCAGGATGCCGACCAGTTCGCCGGTCTGCGTCGGCCGGGCCGGGTCGGCGGCAATGAAGACGGCGTTGCGCGCGCCGTAGGCGGCAGCGTATTCCCAGGGCGTGTTCGGCACGCCGGTTTCGTAGCCGGCGATGCAGGCGTGCTGGTCGTTGCGCGCCGTGCCGAGCGTCACCAGGTTGGCGAAGCTGTCGGCCTTGGCGGCGTACACATGCCCGTAGATCTGCCGGTTGTAGGCCCAGCGGCCGGTGCTGTCGTTCATCACCGTCTTGAGCGCATCAAGGCTGGTGCTGTCGGTGTAGGGCATGATGATGAAGTCGTATTCATCGTCGCCCATGGCCGCCAGCGCCGTGGTCAGCGCGGGATCGGCGGTGCCGCCGCTCATGGCGACGACGGCTACCGCAACGCCGGCCGGCGTGTATTCGCCGCCCGCATAGCCGCGATAGTTGAGCTGCAGCTTGATGGCGTTGCCCAGCGTGCCCTTGTGGCGCGCCGTGACGGTGACGACGCCGGCCAGCACCGTCGAGGTGACCGGCAGGGTGGTGTCGGCGTTGATGGCGGTGTTGATGGCGCTGGCGATGGTGTCGGCGGTGTCGCTCGCGGCGACGGCGACCTGCACGCGCTGCGCGCCGATGTAGAGGTTGATCGTGCCGGCAGAGGTGGCCGGGCCGGTGACGGTGAGTGTGCCGGAGGCGGCGACGCCGGCGCCGTTGTCGGCCAGCGGCAGGCACCAGACTTCGCCGACGCTGTCGTTGCGGCGATAGATCTCATGCATGCGGGCCAGCATGGAGCCGATGCCGAACTGCGTCTTCGCTTCATCGGTGCGGCTGACGAGGATGGGCGTGTCGGCAACGGCGACGCCGGCGGCCAGCTTCTGGCCGATGATGAGGGTGCGCAGCGCCTGGCTGAAATAGCCGGCCTGCGAGTTATCCACTTCCGCATAGAACAGCGGGACGCGGACATTCTGGGGGATGGTGTTGAACGAGATCACTTATCCGCTCCTTTCGTCTTTGCGGGTTTGGGTTCGGCGGCGACGACTTCGACGATGTCGCCATCGGCAAGGCGGCGCAGCCAGTAGGTGGTCGCTTCGACGGCGCGACCTTCGGGCGGCAGAAAACCGCCCTTCTCCGGGTCGGGCACTTGCCGACCGGAAGCCGGTTTGATCTTCATGGAGTCTCCTTATTGCGGGACGGGAACGGTGGCGGCGGCGTCGATCGTGCCGTCTGGGCCGCGCTCGCCGGGGGCAACGCGGTTCGGGTCGAACGGATCGACCATGTCGACATCGATGTGCAGCGCCTCGAATGGGCCGAGCGCCGCGTTGGCGGTGGCCTGCCAGGTGTCGGCCTCGACGATCTCGGTCGCGGCCGAGAATTCGAACTGGTAATGAAGCCGGGCGCGGTCCAGGGCGAGGAGCTGCCCGCCCTCGTACTGGATCGGTCCGTGGGCAGCGTCCGGCTTCCAAGCCAGCAGCGCGGCCCACAGCGCGGTGCGAATCGCGGCCACCGAGGTGTAGCCGGTCTGGCCGCGCTCGTCGGCGGTGTTGCTGACGGCGACGATGACGGCGAAGCCGTCGCGCACGATCTGGCTGTAGCCGTTCTCGCTCGACTGCGCCTCGGCGTTGTCGTCGAGCGGGATGACGTAGGCGGCCGGCAGTTCAAGATTGACCGCTTCCGGCAGGCGCTTGTATTCCGCCGCGCCGGCGACGCGGCCGGCGAAGGTGGCGCTGGTGCGTGTCCTCAGCGCTTCGATGATGGCGGTGATGTTCATTACTTCCTCGGCACCAGAGCGTCCTTGAGCGCCCGCTTGATCGCGGCGCGCGCCATGGGGCGGCGGGCTTCGAGCGCGTCGACCATGTAGTTGCCGCGCGGCGCGAGGGCGCGTTTGCGGCTGCCGTAGAGCAGGTAGGCCGGGTAGTAGTCCTTATCCATCTCGTCCGTCCTGTACGGCTGAATGCGCACCAGGAAGCCGGGGCGCGACACCTTGTACTTGATGGCGCGCCACAGCGCGCCAGTCTGCCTCCCGGGGTATTCACCGCCGCCGGAGATCGCGCGGCGGGCCACCAGGCGGCGGGCCTCCTTTTGCACTTCGCGGCCGAGCAGCCGCATGGTCTTGCGGATATGTTTCCCGTCAAAGTCGATGCGGCTGAAGCCTTCCAGCGTGGCGTTGACTTCAAGCATCAGACTGCCCCCAGCAGCTTGGCCGTAATGCGCGTAAAGCGGCGCTCGCCGTTCGCGTCGATGGCCTCCAGCACGCGGTAGCGCTGGCCGTCCCAGTCGATGACGTGGGCGGCGGTGAGATCATGCGGCCGCGTGCCGGTCGCCCACCGCACCCAGAAGAAGTCGGTCGGCGCTTCGCCGGTCTGTTGGCCTGCCCGGATCGCCAGGCTGTGCACCGGCTCGTGCTTCGCCCACAGCGGCGTGCCGGCGCTGAAGGTCTGGTCCAGGCCGTAGGCGGCATTCGGCACGTCGGTCTGCACGCGCAGGAGGATGCGGGCGCGGAGGTCGCCGGCAGCGGGGAGGTTCACACCAACCTCCAGACGCGGTAGGCGTCGAGCAGCACGTCCCACATGCCGCGCGGCAATTCGTTCACGTCGAGGCCCGTGACGATCTGCTCGCGGTAGGCGTCCCAGCCGCCCATGCAGATCTTCATCCAGTGCTTGATGTCCTGCGGCACGGCCGACGGCGCGCCGTAGCCGGCAGTGAAGTCGATGGCGACGGCGTCGCGCACGTCGCGCGTGGCCGGCCAGGCGGTGCCGTAGGCCGGCGCCACGCGGCCAAACAGTGCAGACGTATAGACGGCGTAGGCGGCGGGATCGAGGGTCTGCTCGACGCCGGCGGTGTCGCGGTACGTGATCGTCTCGATGCTGACCAGCGGCGGCAGCGGCAGCTCGATCTCGCCGGCCGGGAAGCGGTCGAGGGTGAGCCGCCATTGCTGCGTGACCAGCGCGCGGCCGGTCAGGTGCTCGGCCAGGCGGCGGGCGGCCACGATCAGGGCCGAGAGCTGCGGGTCGCTGGTGGTGTTCGCCGCCGGCGCGCCGGCGCCCAGGCTGGCGTCGGCGATGTTGTCCAGGTAGGTCGTGGTGACGTTGTCCGCGATCGTCGCCAGGTGCAGGTAGGTGCTGCCGCCGGCGACGGTGCGGTAGAGCTCGCGCGCCGTGACGGCGCTGCTCCCGACCGGGATGCCGGTCAGCGCCACCTTGCCGTTCACCGTCTTGTCCGCCACCGTCACCGCAGCCGACGGTGCGCCGGCCTGCGTCTTGCCGGCGGCCGTGACGAACACCACCAGGTAGCGGTGCGCGCCGTTGTCGACGTTGCCCGGCGCGGCCGGCGAAGCCAGCGCGGCCAGGGGGGCGCCCGGCGCCGGCTCCTGGTTGTCGAAGTCCTGGCGCAGGTGCGCCATGACCTCGGCCACGCTGAGCGGCTCGGCGGCGGGCGGGACGGTGAGGATGAGGCCCATGGATTACCGACTCCGGCTGCCTCGCGTGGGTTTCGGCGGCGCGGCCTGGGCATCGCCTTCAGGGGCGGGAGCGGCATCGCCTTCGGGGGCGGCATCAACAGCAACTTCCTCGACCCACTTCTCCGCGATGGCAACCTCAGCCAGGGAGCGAGGGAGCGGCACGACTTCACCCTCGTGGTATTCGATGACGGTGTATCCGTCCGGGGACCCTTTGAAATCCTTCAGTACCTTGTACATGGCGGCTCCAGCGCCGGGGCGTTGATCTGCCCCGGCGGATCAGGGTTGATTAAACGGGCGGGTTGGCGGTCGGCGCGCTCGCCGGATGGCCGAGCACGGCCACGGCGGACAGCAGCGCGGCGCTGGCGTTGGCCACCGGCGTGATGGTCAGGCGCGTGTAGCGCTTGTTGCCCTTGTAGCCGAGCTTGCGCACCTCGTTGTCGTCGTCGAACTGGAAGCCGGCCAGCGCCTCGGTGCCGAGCAGATCGGCGTCGGCGACGGCGGCGGCGTCCGACAGGTTGGCGGCATCGCCTTCCTCGAGCAGCACGGTGAAGGTGGCATCGGCATCGGCCACGCTGCCGATGGCGATGAGGTATTCCAGGCTGTCGTAGCCCTGGCGGTCGATGATCTCGCCGACTTGCGCAGTCGTGTCGGCGACGGACACCGGGCTGATCGCCCGTTTGACATGGATGTTGTTGTGCAGGTCACGCATTGCGATCTCCTTGATCGTGATCGTTCAATAAAAAAGGCCCGGCGAATGCCGGGCCTTCTGGTCCTGGTGCGACGGACGCGGCCGTATCAGGACGCGGCGAACTTCATCAGCTTGACGGCTTCGTAGTTGCGGATGCCGCCGCCGACACGCTTGCGGAAGTTGAACTTCGTGGTGCCCTTGGCCGTGATGTTGTCTCGGATCAGGGCGATGCCCTTGCGATCGACGATGCGGTAGGCGCGCTTGAAGTTGCCGTAGGCGATGCTGTAGCTGTTCGCGGCGATGGTCGGCATGTTGTCGTCGATCACCACCGGGGCGCCCAGGACGAAGCCGTTGAACTTGCCGGTGGCGTCCGGGTTGAACAGGTAGAAGTTGCCCGTGCCGTCCTTGATCTTGCGCACGGCGGCCAGGGTGGTATCGGCCATCAGCAGCGTGGCGCCGGTGCGGTAAGCCGCCTTCAGCGAGTGCAGGAGGTCGATGATGTTGTCGCCGGGGTTGGACGCTGCGAAGGCGCCCGCGCCGCCGGAGGCGATGTAACCCAGCTTGCCCCAGGCGTAGTTGGCATTGGCCACGACATCGTAGGTCAGGATGCCGCGCGGCTTCTTGACGCCGTTGCCGCTGATGAAGGCCGCGCCTTCCGCTTCGCCGAAGGCGATGCCGGCCTCGTCGGTGATATCGGCGACCACGTCGAAGTCGGCATCATCGAGGGCGGAGTTGTAGGCCCAGGGTTCGGCCTCCATCTCCTCGGCGACAATTTCCAGCTTGGCATACTTCGGGTTGGCGGTCTCGCCGCCCGCCTCGCCTTCGCCGACCCAGCGCGCCGCCATGCCGGACGTCTTGGCGCGGAACTCGAGCGACTTGGCGCCGATGCTGCGCACGTCAGCCAGGCCGCGCATGGCGGAGACGGTGGCGGCGATGCGGTCGATCTCGCGCTCCATCTCGCTGTCGATCAGGTAACCGCCATCGACGTCGGATCCGGCCTGGAAGGCTTTGCGTTCCAGATCCCTCAAGCCGGCGTCGTTGCCCTTGCGCAGAAACTCGCTGCGGAAGGCCTGCTTGTACTCAGCCTGTTCGCTGGTCAGGTCGCCGGCGGCGGCTGGCGGGCGGTTCGACTTCTTGGCGATCTCGGCGATCTGGCGGCCGATCTCGGAGAGATCGTCGTTGACCTTGCCGACCTTGGCTTCGAGATCGGCCACGGCCTTGCCCTCTGCCTTGGACTGGATCAGCTGGTCATTGGCCTTCTTGAAGTCTTCGAAGGCGCGGCCCTGCTTTTCCAGCAGGTCCTGCAGGCCTTTCATGTCGGTGTCGCCGATGGCGAGCGGCAGCATGGAGAGGCCGGCGAGGGTCTCGGGAGAGACGACAGGATGGCCGGCGAGCAGGGCCACGACCGCGACAGCGGTCAGGGCCAGGACGACCAGCATGGGGTTCTGCAGCATTTTCTTCATTTCTGGGCTCCTTGAAGGATGGAAATGTTTCGGTTGAGTGCATCAGTGATTTGCTTCAGGTCCTCGGCCGCCTCGCGCGGCTGGGCGGACTTGATGCGGGCAATGATGGCTTTCGCCTCATTGCGGGAGAAACCACCGGCCTCACGCAGGTAGTCCTCAACTTCGGTGAGCGTGGAGATCTCTTCGATGCGCTTGACGGCATCAACGCGGGCCTGGCCGTTGGCCGGGAAAGTCACCAGGGATATCTCCACCAGGTCGATGCGCTTCAGACGCCGGCGCGGATCGTCCGGCTTGCTGCGCGGCTCCCACTCCTTGGCGATGTAGCCGATCGACAGGCCGTCGATAGCCGGCCGCGGCTGCATCTTCATGAGCGTGTAAGCATCGCGGGCGCGCTGGATGTCGGCCAGGGCGCCGGCGATCTTGAGCCCCTTGCCGTCTTCGGCCAGGGACGTGAAAACGCCGACGGGCATCATGTCCTCGGCGGTCATGCCGTAGCCGCCGTGCTGCAGCAGCATGGCGGGCCAGTTCTGTTTGCCGGACTGCACATCGGCAAGATAGGCGGAGAAGGCGCCCGGCTCGATGATGTCGCCGTAGGCGTCGACGTTGCCGAACACGGCGCCATAGCCTTCGAAGCTCATGGTGTCGGTGCCGGCAGAAGCCGGCGCCAGCTTGAGCTCGATCAGACCGCAGTTAAGATGTCGCATCGACATTGTCGGCTCCTTTTGGGGTGGTGCCGCCGCCGCCGACGTTCGTCGGCTTCGGCAATTCGGCGGCAGCGCCGCCCATGGGGTTGAGCTCATCGAGCGCACGGACCTCGTCCGGCGTCATCCAGGCAGGCGAGCCGCCGGAGCCGAGGGCCTTGGCGAAGTACTCGGCACGGTCCTTGTGCGCGCCACGCATGAGGCCCTGCGGCAGGAATTTGAAGTAGTAGCCCTGCTCACGCTCTTTCGGCGTGAGCAGGTTGGCGTTCGCCGACTGCTCGAGGCGGGCGTACCACGGGCCGAGGGTATAGACCACGTGGGCCAGGAACATCTGCTCGGCGCTGGCGTAGGTGGCCGCCTTGTCGCTGTATCCCACCATGATCGGCATCACTCGGAAGGCGCGGCAGATCTCCTCGACCTGGAAGCGGCGCTGCTCGGTGAGCTGCGCCTGGTCGTTCTGCATGCCGGTCGCCTGCCACTTGAGCCCACCCCACAGCAGGCCGGTCTTGAAGGCGTTGCGGTTGCCGCCGTGGGTCTCTTCCCAGCTGTCGCGCAGGGCCTTGCGTTGCTCAGGATCGCGGAGATCCTTGTCGGTCGACAGGATTCCGCCGAGACGCGCGCCGTTAGAGAACATGCGGGAGCCATGCTCCTCGGTGGCCAGGGCAAGACCGAGCGCCTCGCGCGCCAGGCGCACGCCCTCGAGGCCCTTCCAGCCGTTCCAACTGGGGCCTCGCAGGTGCCAGATCTCCTCCGCCAGAACGGGAATCACGCGGCCCTGGTCGGTGGTGACCTGGTAGCCCAGGTTCCAGCCATCGCGCTTGATCGTGACGCAGTTCGGCTCGTAGGGCAGCAGCTCGACGAACTTGCCGCCGACCTTGTTCTTCCAGACGATCGCATCGCCGCAAAACACCAGATGCAGCGCCAGCTGCTCGCGGAACTCGAAGCTCGTCTGCCAGTCGTTCGGCCGGTCCGCCAGGAGCGAGTACAGCGGGTGGTCGACCGCCGGCACCTTTTTATTGCCCGCTTCCCGGAACAGCTTGAACGGCACCTGGGCGAGGCCTTCGGCGATCACCCTGGCACAGGCCAGGGCGGTGGTGACCTCGAGGGCGGTCTTCCAGCTCACGCGCGCGCCGCTCTTGCTCTCGCCGCCGGCGAGCAGCTCGGCGCGCACGTCGGCGGCAGTGATGGCTTTACGCTCGCCGCCGAACAGGTTGAAGCCAAATATTTTCACCAGACCTCCAGACCGACGGCGTCGGTCTCGTTAGAAGGCACCATCGACCGCGCATGCGCCAGGATGGTGCCCACCGCGGCGTCGATCTTGTTCGTGGCGCGGAGCTTGCGCGGGAAGATGTTCTCGTTGCGGTCGGGCGCGACCTCGACATTGCTCATCTGCCAGACATAGCAGGGATTGTCGTCGTGGTGGAAGCGGCCGGCATCGACCAGGGCCTGCAGGTCCTTCATCGGTTCGCTCAGGTAGCGCACCTGCTGCGGGATGTCGATCACTTCGAAGCCTTCGTTGGCCAGGTTCGCGCCGAGCTGCTGGCCGCCCCACTGGTCTTTCGCGATCTCGCGCACGACGACGGTCTCGGCGGCGGACAGGATGTCCTCCTGGATCTGCTCGAGGTCGATCATGTTGCCCGGCGTGACGATCAGATGGCCGGAATTCACCCAGGCCTGGTAATGGGCGTTCTCGGGTTTGTCCACCGCCGCCTGCGGCACGTAGTTGCGGCTGATGGCGTAGTAGTGCGTCTCGCCATCGATCTCGCGCTTGAATTCATACACCGCGCTGGCGATGTCCTGCTTGCTGGCAAGGTCGAGGCCGACCCGGCACTCTTCGCCGGCGAAGGCCTCCAGCGTGAGGGAGGCGTCACCGCATTGCTGCAGGTTGTAGAGGTTGAGCCAGGGTGAAGCGGCGGCGACCCAGACGTTGAGGTGCTTGGTCTTGAAGGTGTTCTGCTTGCGCGGATCCGCGATCGCATCGCGCAGGTCGGCCAGGATGACGTCGCGGTTGATGGAGACGCCGAAGTTCGGGTTGGCCTTGATGAGGGCCGCTTCCGTCGTCCAGTCTTCCTTCTCGTCGATCGTGAAGATGATGCCGAAGCGCTGGTCGTTCTCGAGAACGCCATCGAGTATTTTCTGCAACTCGACCTGGTGCGTATAGCAGGGGCCGCCGATGTCGCTGCCGGCGGTGGTGATGACGAGCAGCAGCGGCTGCGAGCGCGCCATCATGCCGGTCTTCATCGTGTCGTAGAGGTCCGGCTTCTTGTGCTCGTGATACTCGTCCACGATCGCGCAGCTGGGCGAGGCGCCGTCGCCGGGCTTCCCGATCACCGGCTCGAACTTGGAGTTCTTCTCGACGACAGCCAGGTTGCTGGCGTTGGCCGAGACGCCGTAGCGCTGCAGGAACTTCGGCGTCATGCGCGCCATCAGCAGCGCCGGGCGGAAGACTTCCATCGCCTGGTATTCCGACGTGGCGCCGGAATACACCTCGGCGCCGAACTCATCGTCGAGCGCCAGCATGTACAGGCCGATGACGGCGGCCAGGGTAGACTTCGCATTCTTCCGCGGCACGAAGAGATCGGCCGCGCGAAAGCGCCGCTTGAACGACGTCATGTGCACCCAGCCGAAGATGCTGGCCAGGATGAACACCTGCCAGGGCTCCAGCTTGATGCGCTGGCCGCGCGCCGCCCAGTCGCCCTTGATGTGCGGCATCAGCTGGGCGAAATGACAGACGCGCTCGGCGGGATGGTAGGTCCGCCCCGCCAGGTTGGTGATCTCAGGGTTGAAGAGGTACGGGAAGCCCTCGGTGCCGGCGCGCGCCAGATCCTTCAGGTGGCGCTCGCACGCCAGGCGGTGCCAGCGGCAGGACGGAATCCGCCCCTCGACGACGTCGCGCGCGTACTGCGTCGCGATCTCGCCGAAGGTCAGCTCACCTTGTTCCACTCGTCCTCTCCTGCCGGTTCGCCAAACAAAGAGCCCTGCCGGTTGTCGCTGGTGCTCACGCGCGAGCGCGAGCTGGGCGACAGGCCGAACAGGGCCAGGTAGCGATTGACCTCGGTGGCGGCGTGCCGGCCGACCACCCAATGATGCGAATAGGTGAAGTTGCCGTTGCTGGTCTTCACCATGATGCCGTCGCCGCCGTCGTACTCCTGGCCGGCGGCCTCGGCCTCGAGGCGCTTCTGCTCGGCAAGCTTCATCGCGCGCGCCAGCTGCTTCTCGGCCCAGACCATCTTCGCCCAGGCCTGCACGTACAGCACCAGGGCGGCGCGGTCGAGCTTCGATACCAGGCCGTACTTCAGCAGCTCGGCCGCGATCCGCTTCCACTCCTTCTTCGCCTCGGTCCACATCCAGCTCGGGGCGTCCGGCATCTCGACTTCGGGGCGCAGCTCGTCGAACAGCGCGCCAAGCGGCTTTTTGCCAGGGTTGCCGTGCAGCAGATGCACGTTCGCCGGCAGCGGCTTCGGACCACGTTGTCCCATGAGGAGCTTCCTTGTGCAGACGTCTCCACCAGGGAGGGGTACCCCCTCCCCCAGAAACTCCCGCACGAAAAAATTTGACTAGGCGCTCGGTCCCAAGGGTCGAGGCGCCAGAGATTTACACCCCCCTACCCCGCCGGGCTTCCTCGGCGGTCTTGGCCTTGTGGCACGCATCGCAGATCGACTGCAAGTTCTCGTCAGCTTCGATCTGTTCTTCGGTCCAGCCGCGTGCGCGCGCTTCGGCCTTATTCACGATGTGATCGACCTGGCGCGCCGGCCTGGGCCGGCCCTGCTTGAGGCAAGGCTGGCACAGACCTTTGTCGCGGCGGAGGATCCGCTTGCGCTTCTTGTCCCACTCGGTGCCATAGCCGCGCTCATGGCGGCTTCCGCGCATCGGGTCGGCGAACGACCCGGGCGCGGCCGGATGCTTGGCACAGCGGCCCGATCCATCGCGCACCAGGGCGCTGCAGCCAGGATGGCGGCAGGGGCGCGCCGGCGCGGTGGGCATGCGGACCTCGGAATAAAGTAGCCCGGCCGGAGCCGGGCAAAGTCCACACCAGAGGAGGAGGTGGTGGATGGCTTAAGGGCAACAAAAAACCCGTCTGGCTATGCCGAGACGGGTTTGGTTTCTTCGGGGCGAGCAGCGCCCGCCTTCGGGCTCTCTCGCGACGTATCAATTGATACGGATGATGAATTGTGACCGCGATTGTGGGATCGCGAATTCATGCTGTCAAGCTTTTTCTTGAGCAGGCCGACGGCGTAGAACAGCTCCGCCTTGTAGTGCCATGGCTTGATCGAATGTGCGGTGCGCTTCAACACCCAACGAATGACCTGGTGCTGCTGCACGCAGCGCACATAGTGCAGATTCAGCTGGAAGCGAAAGCGCACCGGCAGCGCGCGCCAAGCCTCCTCGACACGCCAACCGTCCAGCTCATCAACCAGCAGCTTCGGCGCGCGGCGCGCATCCGCGCCAAGGCCGCCCGGGCGATACCGATGCTCGACCGATGCGCAATGATGGCGCACCAGGCCAACACGGACGCACAGGCGCCAGTTCTCCAGCCGCGCCTCCATCTCCTTGAACTCGCTCTCCGTCATCGTTGCCCCCTCAGTTCCCTGGCCTTGGCCAGCTTGGTCAGCTTCCTGATGCGCCGCGCCTTGCGGCGGCGCTCCCGTTCGTTGAATTCCTTTTCCCGCTGGCGCAGGTCCTCCAGCTTCTCGACCACCTCGGCCGGGTCGCCGTACATCCACGAAGCGAGCGCCATCACCCTGCCTGCCTTTCCCGCGCTGCTGCCATCTCGGCCCGAATGCGCTGCTCGGCCAGGCGCACCATCGAGGTGAATCGCCGAATCCACTCAGCCTCGCGCGCCAGCCAGGCGGCCCAGTAGTGAATCGCCTCTTCTCCTCCCGACTGGATCGCCTCCTTCATCGCAGCCCCGTATTCATCTTCATCACCCTTCCCCCACTCGCCGGAGCCGCGCTTGAAACCCGACACCGTCCGCCAATCGGTTCGCATCACCTCAAGCTCGGCATCGGTCATCGCCCTTCCCTCCCCCTGGAACATGCAGCGGTAAAAGAAGTAAACCCGCGTACGTGCACGCGCGCGCGCGTGAAAAAAACACCCATTTCAGCTGTCACTGTCACAAATCAAGCAACCACGCGGGATTCAGGGTGTGACAGCAAAAAAGCGGTTATCCACAGGTGTCACAAACCCAGTAACCACGCGGGATTCCGAGGTGACAGCTGTTTTGTTCAAAAAATGAGCTGTCACAGGCATGGCGTTTGCCTTCAGAATGGCGTCCCACTCTCCTCAACCTCCTTTTCTTTTTTCAAATCAACGGTTCGCTTCTTGAAGCCGCGCATCATGTGGCCACCAACCCGGGCGCGATCCTGATACCAGCCGAGCGCATCCATCGCATAGCGCAGACGCCGGCCCATCTCGCCGTGCGGGTCGATCCTGGCCGGATCGACCTTGAGGCAATCGCGCAGCAGATCGACGTACGTGAGGAACTCGACCTCGTTGCCAAGCTTGCCAAGCCAGTCGGTGATGAAGTCCTGCCAGGGGTCCGTAACGAGGCGCTGACGCTGTTCTGGCAAGCAGTACAGGGTTTCCTCCTCGCGGCACGGGAAGACGCTTTCGCCGGCTCTTACGCGGTGCAGCGCCTCCGCAAAAAGCTGCGGGCGCCATTCCTTGAGCTTGTCGAGGTCCGCCAGCAGGATCGCAACCGGCCAGAACCGGCGATTGCCGGTGCGGTCGCGGAAATACTCCGTCTCGTTGGTCGAGCCGCCGAAGACCAGCGTGCGCTTGAATGTCTCGTGCTGTTCCGCATAAGGCGCGCGCAGACGGTCCTCCATCTGCGTCACGAAGGCCTTCACGGCGTTCGTGTCGGCCTTGTTGAAGCCGTGCAGCTCGGGGATCTCGTAGAGCCAGCAGCCGTGCAGCGCCAGGCGCGCGTCCTTGTCCAGATTGGCCGAGAACGGCGTGTCGTTGTACCAATCCTCGCGCCAGGCCAGCACGCGGAACGTGCTCGACTTCCCGCGTCCCTGGTCGCCCTCGAGGATCAACATGTAGTCAAACTTGCAGCCAGGATCAAGCACCCGCTTGACCATGCCCATCAGGTACTTTCGCCCCACCAGGCGCGTATACGGTTTGTCCTGCGCCCCGAGACACTCCGACAGCCAGAAATCCAGGCGGTCGACGCCATCCCACGGCGGCAACGATTCCAGCAGCTCGCGAACCGGATTCACCTGCTGGCGCCACGCCACCAGGCTCACCGCATCGCTCACGTCCTTCAGCTTCATCATCATGCCGGCCGCGTGCGCGACATAGTCGGCCAGCTCGGACGTATCCTGCCGCCGCCATTCGCCCAGGCCGCCGCCCCATGGCGGGTCGCTGCGCTTCTCGATCCTGTTGGCGAAAACGTTGTGCGCCACCAACCCCTTCAGCTTCGGGTGCTCGGCCAGCAGCACCACCACGTTCTCGCGGATCGCCCGCGGATTGCCCGCATCGTTGCGCCACAGACTGAACCGCCAGCGGAAGTCATCAGGCTGCTCTCCCTCCCCCGCGGAAGCCTGCGAAGGGGTATGGAGCCGTTTTGAACCCGGTGCGCGGCGCGGTGGCTTCCAGCCGTTCTGCTTCGCCAGGTGATAGAGCGTGCCGACGCCGACGCGGCCGGGCTTGAAGCTTTTCCAGTGAGATTCAAGCGTGTTCCGCCCCGGATACTTCTCCGAGCGTGCCGACCACGCATCCCAGGAAGAAAAACCGTCCGCGCCAAGGGAAGAATGCAGCGCCATGCCGACCTGCACCCACTCGTCGTAGCCGAGCGCCGGATCGATGGCGTCGAGCGCTGAAAGAACACGCTCTCGCTCACTCATACCCTGCGCCGACAATGGCGGCGGCGATGCCTTCGGAGGCGAAGGGGGAGACGGCGGTGGCTTATCCGAAAAGCCCCCCTTCGCCGCCTCGATCGTCTTGTGCAGACGGCGCAACACCTTGTCCGGGATCGTCGCCACCTCGCGCGGCGTGCCCTGCAGATGGCGGCCGGTAACCGTGAAGAACTGCCGGCCGCAGAACATCTCCACGCCGATGCCGTTGTCCTTGGCCGTGCCAGTCTCGCCGAGCACATAGATGTGGAAACCGTTCCCGGACGGCGACCACTCCGTGTAAGAGGCGCACGCCTCGATGATGCGCTGCGCGCGCGGCGAGACCTCGCCGGTCTCGGCATCGACCATCTTGTCCAGATCGATGCCGATCAGCCCGTCGCCAGGAAGGAATGCGAAGCCGACGCCGTCCGCCTTGATGGCCGCCATCGCCGCCACCGCGGCGTCGAACGTCACCAGCGCGGCGCGATCCGCCTCCGACCCCTGCTCTCCCGTCCTGCGCCGGCCGGAGGCGTAATACGGCATCTTCGCCGGCTTCTTCGCCCCGGGCTTCTCCTCAAGACGCCAGCACAACCACTGAGCGCGTGTGCGCAGCGCCTCCGGCACCGCGGAAAAATCAACCGGCGCCGAACCCCCTTGTGTATCCATCGTGCCCTATGCCGCTTTCCTGGTGGCTTCCCTGACCTCGGCCTCGATCTCCTTCTCCGTGGCACGGATGACGGCTGCGCGGTCCATCGTGCCCCAGTCGGCGCGGCGCTCGATGGCGGCGAGGTAGTTCTGCAGCACCTGCAGCCGGCTCATGCGGCCGCGGCGGCTGAGTGATTGCATGAAGGCGATCTCGGAGGCGGTGCCGTGGCCGGCGGTGTTCGGTTTCGGCATGATCAGAACTTCCTCTGCATCGGCAGCACGACGCCGCGCATCTTGGCCAGGTCGTGCAGCATGGTCGACAAATTCCTCAGCTCGAGCAGCGCCACCATCGCCTCCTCGATCTCCTTGTTGATCCGCTGCAGCTCCGCATCGGTGATGACGCTGTCCCCGCTCAACGACTCGCCGATCGAGGCGATCGCTTCGGCGTGCTCCTTCACGGAAGACACGATTGCCGACGTGACCTCCTCGCCGCCGGCCTGGCTCTTGTCGATGCTCGGGATCGGAATCGCAAGATGCCCGTGGCGCCAGCAGAAAGCGTGGATCGTGTCCGCCCAGCCATCGACCTTGGCCTCGCGAAGGCAATCGAGAATTTCAGACACCTCCTCGTCGTACCCAAGGATGTGCGTCTCAACCTGGTGCCGCAGCTTCTTGCGAAGCGTGTCCTCCGGCATGTTGACGCGGTGCGCCAGGGCGGGAAGCTTTCCGGGATAGCGCCGACACGCCTGATACAGCGCATCCAGCGGATTCATCGGTTCAGGTCGGCATGTCATTACCATTTCCCTCCTCTTTTGCCGTTGTGCGCGCCTGGCGGCGCACCTATTGTTTGATCGATCCGGCATCGCGCCGGCGTGGAAAAGGCGGAGGCCCCAGTCGTGGCAGAATCGGATTTCCCCATCGTCATCAACCCTGAAAGGAGCCTCCATGAGTCATTACCTGGTGCTTGTCAGCCTTGCCAAACCGAACCGAACAACGGCGGATCGCATCGTCGCCAACCTCAAAACCGTCAGCAACGAACCCGTCACGCCGGCGTGGATCGATTCGGCGTACATCGGCGTTCCCCTGATCACGCAAAGCAATGCCAGGGAGATATGGGCGGCGGCGGTGAAAGGCCTCAACGAAACCAGCGACTTTCGGGACATGCTGATCATCGAGCTGGGGCGGGACTGGATTGCACGGAAGGACGCGCGCGCCACGCATTGGCTCATGACGCATCTTGGCCCTCCCCGCCTGGTATGAATGGCACACAGGGCGGCGGTGGCGGCGCAACAAATATTTCACGCCAGGCGATGCGGTCGCGCATTCCGAACCACAACTCGCACCTGGCGACAGACAGCCGCCCATGCCATGCCGCCAATGGGCCAAGCAGCCACAGCAGCAAATCGACGAGGCGCGCGCTCATCTCAAGCCGCCTCTCTTTCCCGTCCCGCCGTGCCGGCGGGACTGACTTTCTGGCGGGCCGCTCCAGACGGATAAAATGGGAAGCGCCAACCACCCATCACCCGAAAGGAACGGCCCATGAACAAGGAACAAACCGAAGCCATCGTCGGGCTTCTCAGCGGCATGCAGACCGCCATCGTGCATTTGTCGAACATCATTTGTATCCGCACGGAAGCCGCCCCCGAAGACCTTGCAAAATCGTTCGAAGAAACCGCCGAAGCCATCCCTGCGGAGGTTCGGAATCGGGAGCTGATGCAGCTTTCCTTGCGGCAAGTCGCCGCAGGGATTCGGAACTCAGGGGCAGGTGCAGAATGGGAGCGGCTGGTTTCCCGCCTGCTCCACTGAGCGCGCGCCGGAACTGCCCTTCGGTTTCGGCAAACCACGATGCCGAAATGCGCGTGACGTATAAGGATGGCTGGCTCATTTCAAGCCGCCTCTCTTTCCAGTCCCGCCGTGCCGGCGGGACTGACTTCTTCGAAGGCTTCCGGCCGGATCGCCTTGAGGTACAGCAGGCGCGCCCGAGGAATACCTCCCCTCCGCCACTGGGAAACAGCAGCTTTCGTAACCTCGCAAAGCCGCGCTACCTCGTTTGTTCCTCCGAGCGCATCAATGATCTTGTTCTCATCCATATGCGCGGCAGTATAGACATCTAAACTATGCACGGTCAAGCACTCTTTACCGCTTCCGGTTTAGGTTTCTTTCCTGTGAAGACAATTCAGACCAATCCAACGTGGGACAGGGTTGAAACCATCAAGTCAGCGCTCGGGCTCAAGAGCGACATCGAGTTCTATCGCCTTGCGGGTGCGGATAAAGGCCTTGGCGGGCAATGGAAAAGCGGCCAAGTCAAAACAATCGGCGCTGAGTACGCCTTCCGACTTCAGGATAAAACTGGATTCAATGCAAGGTGGATTATGCTAGGAGAAGGGCCGAAGCGCAGCATCGCCGTTGGCGAAGGCCTTTATGTGACTGACCCAAAGGTCTCCCGCATCGCCCAGACGCTTCTCCAGGCGCAGGAGGAGGGAAAGGAGTACATCGTCGAAGCGACACAAAAAGACCTTGATACGGCGTCTGAACTCGCTGCCAAGGCCGCCGCCCACGCCAAGGCCAAGGACTGCTGAAATATTCCAATTGCAAATCCAGCTTAAATTCGATTTCGATTAGGGGAGATCATGATGAAAGCATTCAAGTGGATAGTCGGTATATTCTTCGCTCTGGGAATCCTGACTATCATCATCGGCGGCGGCAGTCAGAAACCACAGGCGGAAGCCGCCGCTCCGGCCGGCCAGGCGCAGGCATCCGCGCCACCTCCTGCCCCGGCCAAAGCGCCGGAACAAGCCAAGCCCGTTCACAAGACCACCGCGCAGCAACTGGCGCGCGACTACCATGACAACGAGGTCGCGGCGGACGAAAAAATGAAAGGGAAGATCATCGAGGTCAGCGGCACCGTGCAATCCATCGACAAGAGCTTCACCGACTCGATCGTCATCGCTTTGCGCACAGGCAATGAATTCATGGCCGCCCACATGAACATGGACGACTCCGAAAAGGACAAGGCCATGACCCTCAAGCGCGGCGCGAAGGTCGTCATCCGCTGCGAGCGGATGACGCGCACCATGGGATCGCCTTACGGCTCAGACTGCACGTTCCAGAACTGAACCATTAACCATGAATAATTACGCCAGGCTTGGTTTTACCGCCCTCCTGATCCTTGCACAAAACGCATTCGCCGCCGACGACAAGCGTGCCGAGGAATGCAGAAGGAAGCTCGTCAAGGCCCAGCAGCTGAAGGTCCTCCACGACATGGACTGGAAACTCCCGAAAGAACCAAAGGTGGTGGCGGGACCCACCTTCTTCGATATGCCCATCGACGCCAAGGAAGGCTTCGTCGAAACAGCCAACTGCTACCTGGTGGGCGGCGGAAATGAATGCGTCAGCTTCAACGTCACCCATTGGAAAACAGGCAAGGCCGTCGGCCGGTTCTCCAACTGCAAATTCAAAATGAACTGAAGCGCCTGGCCGTCGGCCAGTTCTCCAACTGAAAATTAAGGATGAACTAACATGCAGCGAGCCGAGATCGAGGAAACCGCCCGTGAGCTTTTCTACAAGCTCACGGACGGCATCCCCCAACCCGATCCTTTAGCCCACCGCAACGCCAAGGCCATTTGCCTCCTGATCGCCACGCTTCGACATCAAGGCTTGATCACAACCGTCGCCGTCGATGACCTGATTTCCGACGCCTTGAGCTAAACCATCCAGGTGAGCCGCCATCGCCTCTCGCGTGGTGGCGCCATCGGCATGAACGGCATGCCAGCGGTCGCAGCCGAATAGCTGCGCATCTTCGCTCCATCGCACCTGCCCACCGTCACGCAACACGCGGCTGATGGCCGCCAGCCTGCGCCTTTCCGTTTCGTCACTCCGCATTGCTTCCTCCTGATCTGACGCCACCACATGGCGGCAGGAGCCTTTTTACCACAAAAGTTTAGTACTCTTGACTTTATGCGGTTTAGGCTTCTATACTTCCTATCAACCCGGCCAAATCGGCATACAGGAAGGAGACACCCATGACCCGCCAGCACTCGCCGCTCCAGCAGCTCAAGGAAGCCAAGCAGCTCGCGCACGACCACGGCATGTTCGTCGTCGACAAGGGCAGCCGCTTCCTCCTCTATCGCAAGCTGCCGCACCGCGCCGTCTATCTCGGCATGCGCTCCTCGGTCGAGGCATTCCGCCGCTTCGTCGCGGCCTGCGCCGGCGGGGGCAAGGCAGCATGAGCGCCCGGGTCCTTCAATTCCGCGAGCGCGGCACGCCGGTGCTCGACGTCATCCGCGCCGCGCAGGCAGCTGGCATGCACCTCATCCACAACGGCCGCGAGATCAGGGTCAGCCCGATCGTGCCGCCCGGCTGGCGCGAGGTAATCGTCAAGATCAAGAACCCGCAGCGGAGGGCCGCATGATCTTCCGTTTCCGTCTCGCGTCGCGGCTGCGCCGCACCTTCAACTGGACCTTCGCCCGCGCCTGGCGCGTGGCCGGGGAGCATCTCCGTGTTCGTTGATCGCGGCCTGCCCGCCATCGCAGGTCTGTGCGCGCTGTGCGGCGCGCTGGCGGCGTGGAACATCGCCGACATCGCTGCCGGCGTGCGGATCGCCAAGGTGCAGACAATCGCCGACGCCAACCTGCAGCAAGCCGAGCGCAAGTGGATGGCCTGCCATCGCAGCGAGATATACACCGTCGGCACGGACATCTATCTGGCTGAGACGAAGAAAAGCCATCTGACGACGGCGCAGGTGCCGGAAGCCAAGAGGGCGATGTGATGGGGCTCAACTCCAATTCAACGACAGATTCTGTCGGTTAACGCCAGCCTCCAACACATAAGCCCTTGACAATGCAGACACTCGCCCAACCGAACGCGACAGCTACTTCACAGCCGCCGAAGCTGATGGACCGCGTGCGCGAATCGCTGCGGGCGCATCGCTACGCCCTCAGCACCGAGCGCACCTACTGCCACTGGATCAAGCGCTTCATCTTCTTCCACGGCAAGCGCCACCCGGCCGACATGGGCGCGGCGGAGGTCGAGGCCTTCCTCTCGCACCTGGCCACGGGCGATCGCGTCTCGGCGAGCACGCAGAACCAGGCACTGCATGCCGTGCTCTACCTTTACAAACAGGTGCTCGGCGTCGAACTTCCATGGTTGGACGGCATCGTGCGGGCGCGGGAGTCGAAGCGCCTGCCGGCGGTGCTCACCCAGCGCGAGACGGCGGCGCTGCTGCGCCACGTGCATGGCACCACGGGCACGGTCATCAAGCTGCTCTACGGCACCGGCATGCGGCTGCTCGAAGGCCTGCGCCTGCGCGTGAAGGATCTCGACCTCGATCGGCGCGAGATCGTCATCCGTGAGGGCAAAGGCGACAAGGACCGCGTCACCGTCCTGCCCGCCTCGCTTCTCGACGAGCTGCGCGACCACCTGGCCGCGCGGCGCATAATGCACGACAAGGATCTCGCCACCGGCCACGCCGACGTCGAGCTGCCCTTCGCCATCGAGCGAAAGTACCCGCTGGCCGGCCAGCAGTGGGCCTGGCAGTACGTCTTCGCCGCGAAAAGCTACAGCGTCGACCCGCGCACCGGCGTCTATCGCCGCCACCACGTCGGCGAGTGGGTGATCCAGCGCGCCGTGCGCGCTGCCGCCCGCGCGGCCGGCATCCCGAAGCTGGTGCATCCACACACCCTGCGCCATAGCTTCGCCACGCACCTACTGGAAAACGGCGCCGACATCCGCACCGTGCAAGAGCTGCTCGGCCACGCGGATGTCAGCACCACCATGATCTACACCCACGTCCTCAACCGCGGCGGGCAAGGCGCCATCAGCCCGCTTGATCGACTCACTGCCTAGGAGACCGAGACCATATGAACGCACCCGAAACCGCCGTCACCGCGCCCGCCGATGCCATGGTGGTCGCCCGCGCCCCGCTCGACCACTTCGCGGCGTCGCTCACCAACGGCGACCGTCACGCCGGCAACAAGGCCTACCTGGAGGAGCTCGCCGTCACCATCAAGGACCGCGGCGTCATCCAGCCCATCACCGCCCGCCCATGGCCGGCCGCGCGCGGCAAGGCGCCCGCCGGCGTGCTCTACGAGATCGTCGTGGGCGAAGGGCGCTGGCTGGCCTCCAAGCTCGCCGGCAAGGCCGACATCCCGTTTTTCTGGCGCGAACTCACCGATGAAGAAGCGCTCGAGCTGCAGCTCATCGAGAACCTCAAGCGCAAGGACCTGACCGCCATCCAGGAGGCCGAAGGCTACCGGCGACTGATGAAGGAGCACGGCCACAACGTCGACACCATCGCCGCCGCCATCCAGAAAAGCCGCAGCCACGTCTACGCCCAGCTCAAGCTGCTCGACCTCGGCGCGAAGGCGCGCGCGGCCCTGCTCAAGGGCGACCTCGATCCCTCGCGCGCCCTGCTCATCGCCCGCATCCCCACCGAGGCGCTGCAGGACCAGGCCCTTGTCGAGATCCTCAAACCCCGCTTCGGCAACGAGCCGCTCTCCTACCGCCGCGCCGCCGAGCACATTCAAGAGCACTACATGCTGCGCCTGGCCGAGGCCCCCTTCCCGCGCGGCGACTGCGCCGGCTGCCCCAAGCGCACCGGCAACCAGGCGGACCTTTTCGCCGACGTGAAGAGCGCAGACGTCTGCACCGACCCCGCCTGCTTCACCGCCAAGAAGGAAGCGCACCTGGCCGCCGTGCTCGCCGAGGCCGAAGCGCGCGGCCAGAAGGTCCTCACCGGCAAGGAAGCGAAGAAGGTCAAGCCCAATCACTACAGCGACGTCCAGGGCGACTACCTTGCCCTGGACGACCACTGCTTCGCCGCCGGCGCCAAGGGCAAGACCTATCGCCAGCTGCTCGGCAAGAACGCGCCGGCGCCCACCCTGCTGGTGGATCCGCACCAGCCCGACAAGCTCATCGAGATCCTGCCCAAGACCACCCTCAAGGAACACCTCGAGGCCAAGGGCATCAAGCTCGATGCCCGGCCGAGCAACCCCGTCAACGCCGAGGCAAAGAAGCGCGAGCAGAAAGCCAAGGTCGAGAACGCCTGGCGCGGCCGCGTCTTCGATGCCATCCGCAGCCACCTGACGCAGGACTTCGCCACCATCCACCACGGGCCGAACCTGGACGACCTCGAGCAACGCTGGGTCGCTGACGCATTCTTCGCGCATCTCGGTTTTGATGCCAAGAAGCGCCTGGCGCGCCTTTGGCTCGGCCCCACCGACAAAAAGCAGGACGATCACGCCCTCATCCGTGACTTCGAAAAGCGTCTGCCCGAACTGCCGCCCGCCGACCACGGCCGCCTGCTGATCGAAATGGCGCTGGTCGGCGACACCTTCGCCAGCACCTGGCAGCTCGACCGCAAGCCCGAGCGCCTCCTCGAGGCCGCCCAGGCCTACGACATCGACGCCGAGGCCATCAAGAAGGCCGTCGTCGCCGAATTCAAGGCCAAGGAGAAGGCCAAAACCGCGCCGGCGGCGGAGAAAAAGCCCGCCCCGAAAAAAACCAAGGCAAAGGCAGATCCAGCGCCGGCTTCGCCGGCGGAAGGAACGGCCCCGGCTGCGCCGGGGAAGGCGGCATCAGCTGACGCCGAGCGGCGCTACTTCACCGTCGGCTCTCGCGTCCGCGTCAAGACCGACGCCAAGGGCCCGAACGGCATCAAGCGCAAGTGCTGCGGCCGCGAAGGCGCTGTCGAGGAAATCGGCGACACCATCACCGTCCGCTTCGGCAAGAAGGCTCACGAGCTGGTAACAAATCTGCGCGCTGACGAACTGGAGATCCTGCCGCCGCCAGCGCTTACCACGCAGGCCTGGCCGTTCCCCGTGCCGAAGGAGAAGGAAGAGGCGCAGCCCGATACCAAGCCAGTGCTGAGTGCCGAAGCGCGCAACAACCCGACCTGGCCGTTCCCGACCGGGAGCCGGCCGGCATGAGCGAGCTTATGAAGGAACCGTGCCAGCTTCGAGTGGCGCGCACCATGGCACACATGGTCGGCAGCGGAGAGCATGGACATATCGTCGAAGTTCAGGGGCGCGAAGCGGCGCTTGCGCCGCGTAGCGTCCCTCTGGAACGCCCTGTTGGGGGCGAAAGTCAGTCTCCGCAACACGGCGAGAAAGGGTAAAAAATGGAATGGATTTCTTGCGAGAAGCGAATGCCGAAGGAAGGTGAAACCGTAATTGCATTTTGGACTCCGCTTGACGGTGAAATACGGCCTGGGTGTTTTGGTGTTGCGACATACTGGCCTGGGCATTGGCACAACCCGGAAGATGACGAGGACGACTTTTGCGACCCAACGCACTGGATGCCGTTGCCGGAAGCCCCCAACGGGCTGGGCATTTCCCTGCCATACAGAACCCCCATGGAGGTTGCGAGGGCCCAGCGCATCGTCGCCTGCGTCAATGCCTGCGCCGGCGTGCCGACGGAGATCCTGCAGGCCTGGCTCAACCCGCCGGACGGCCAGATGGGGCTCCCTCAAGGCCCGTGGCACAGGCACCTGGTCACCCTCGGCGCCCAACGCGCCGAGCTGGCCGAGCTCCTGCAGGCCTGGCTGGCGATTGATGACTGGACAGACGGAAGCATCGCCCCTCCTGAACTCATCGCCAAAACGAAGGCAGCGCTCGCCGCACTGGAGGGACTGACTTTTGAGGAGGCAGCATGACCGCCGCCCACGCCCACGAAGCCTGGCGCTGCGGCGATTGTGAGACCGTCCATGACAACGAGGACGACGCACGCGAGTGCTGTGTGCCGCGAATCGAGGGAGGCTACTTATGCCCCGTCTGCCGAGGCTTTCTCCTGAGCGAGGAAGACGCCCTCGCCTGCCACAACTGGGATCCGGAGAAGCCGATCCCGCCCACCGCCGCCGAGCTCGAAGCCGCCGGCCAGCTGAGGCTGCCGCTGTGACACGGCGCCAGCACCACGGCCCCCGCCAGCTCTGGAGCGAGGAAGACATCGCCTGGCTGACTGCCCTCTGGCCGGACACGAAGAGCGCCTTGGTCGCCGAGGCGCTCGGACGGCGCCTGGCGCAGTGCTACGGCATGGCCCACAAGCTCGGGCTGAAGAAGAGTGCCGAGTACCTCGCCAGCCCCGACGCCTGCCGGCTGCGGCGCGACGACAGCCCCGGCATCGCCTTTCGCTTCCAGAAAGGGACGAAGCCCTGGAACACCGGCATGAAGGGTTGGAAGGCCGGCGGGCGCTCGGCCGAGACCCGCTTCAAGAAAGGCAACCGGCCGCACACCTGGAAGCCCATCGGCGCCGAGCGCCTGAGCAAGGAAGGCTACCTGCAGCGCAAGATGACCGACACCGGCTACCCGCCGCGCGACTGGGTCGGCGTGCACATCCTGCTTTGGCGCGAGCACCACGGCCCCGTGCCGCCCGGCCACAAGCTGCGCTTCATCAACGGCGACAAGACCGACATCCGTATCGAGAACCTCGCGCTCATCTCGGACGCCGACAACATGCGCCGCAACAGCCTGCACACCCTGCCGCCGGAGATCCGCCAGTGCGTCCAGCTGCGCGGCGCACTCAATCGCAAAATCAACGCCAGGAGCAAGAACTCATGAAGACCATCGCCGACCTGCGCGAGAGCCTGTTCAAGGCGCTCGACGACCTCTCCGAAAAGAGCGCCTCGCCGGAGACCATTGCTCGCGCCAAGGCCGTCTCAGAGATCGCGCAGACCCTCATCAACACCGCCAAGGTCGAGATCGACTACATCCGTGCCACAGGAGGCCAGGCCGGCACCGGTTTTCTCGGCGGCGCCGCGTCGCCGGCGCGGCCGGGTGGCGACGTCGTCGAGCAGGGCAAGGGCTACACCGTGCGGCAGCACCGGCTGAAAGGCTGACGACGCCATGACACAGGCCGCCATCCTCATCCTCTCCGCCACCGCCATGTGGCTCGTATCCGGCCGCAGTCGGCACGCACGCGTCGGCTGGGCCCTGGGCCTGGCCAGCCAGCCGTTCTGGCTCTACGCCACGTTCGAGGCCGGCCAGTGGGGCATGTTCGCCCTGGCCGTTTTTTACTCATTCGCGTGGGCGAATGGGCTGTGGAATTACGGCGCAAACAAAGACGAGAGCCGCCGACTCAAAACTCAGGTGGCCGTCGCCAAGCAAATCGTCCAGCACGGTGTCAGCCTGATGACGAAGGAACAGCTTGGTCAGTGGCGCGGTGTGCGGTCGTTCCTCGAGCAGGAACCTGAAGACTACGAGCCCTCGGCTTGACCATGACCACCCCGGTCGTCCTCCTCCCGCGCTTTATCCGTTACCGAGACGCCCCTCGGTATCTCGGCATGTGCCGCAATCAGTTCGACGCGGAGGTGCGGCCCCAGCTTACCGAGATCCCGATCGGCGCGCGCGGGATCGCCTTCGACCGGCTTGACCTCGACGCCTTCGCGGACCAACATAAGGCCCGCAACGGGCGGCCCAAAACGACCAGAGGAGCAACATCATGGGACGCACGAGAACGAGGGGAATCACCCTCGAAAACGACGGTTCAAGGACCGTCAACAAGGTCCGGCGCGGGAAGCGCATCTTCGCCAGACTTGGGCGGGTATCGCAGGAAGAAGCGGAGCGCTGGCTCGCCAGTGAAACCGCCAGGCTCGATCTCGAGGAACATCGTCGAGGAAACGCTCGACCTCTGTTCGCAGATTGCGCGGCGCGCTACCTCTTAGAATCGCAGCACAAACGATCCGCGGAGGTGATCGCATGGCACATCAAGCTGCTTCTGCCCTACATCGGGGCGCTGGAGATCCACCAGGTCCACGACGCCACCCTCAAGACGTTCAAGGAGGCGCGGCGCCAGGGATACCCGGCGGATGCTGACGGGAAGCTTCGGCCCGTCAGCCCCACCACCGTCAATCGTTCGCTTGAAGTCGTGAGAACCATCCTCACCCGCGCCGCCCGCGCCTGGCGTGACGAAGCCGGCAGGCCGTTGCTGGACATGGCGCCGCCGCTCATCACCATGGAGCCAGAGTGCAGACGCCCGCCTCGCCCCATCACCTGGGACGAACAGGACGCCCTGTTCCCGCAGCTCCCGCCGCACCTGCAGCGGATGGCGCTCTTCGACGTGAACACCGGCCTGCGCGATGAAAACGTCTGCGGCCTGCGCTGGGACTGGGAGACCCCCGTCCCGGAAGCCGGCCGCAGCGTGTTCGTCATTCCCGCCTCGGAGTTCAAAACCGGCGTGGCGCACGTCGTCATCCTCAACGACGCCGCCTGGTCCATCATCGAGGACCAGCGCCGGCGGCGCAAGGAAGCGGCGGCGGCCGGCGAGCCGGTGTCCGAGTTCGTCTTCACCTACGCAGGGCACCGCGTCGGGACGATGAACAATAACGGCTGGCAGCGGGCGAGGAAGATCGCCGGGCTTGAAGAGGTGCGTGTGCACGACCTGCGCCACACCTTCGCCACCCGGCTACGTCTGGGTGGCGTCGCGCAGGAAGACCGCAACGCGCTGATGGGGCACAAGGCGCGCTCGATGCCCGAGCACTATGCCGCCGCCGACATCGGCCGCCTCATCGAGCTGGCCAACCGCGTGCTGGATCGCAACGGCACGCGGACGCTGCTCAGGGTGGTGAACGGGTGATGGAACGAGGAAGGGGAATTCGCGGACTTTATCTTCGCGACGGCACGTACCACATGAACAAGGTGGTGCGTGGGATTCGGTTTTACAAAAGCCTGAAAACCTCCGATCCAGAAATAGCTCAGGAGCTTTTCCAGAAGGAAATCGCCAGATTAACCTCCGTGCATGCCTCTGAAGAATGGAGGTCCTTCGTTTTATCGATGGTTGATTCAAAGTCGTCGTGGTTGCACACGACCCTAGAGCGGCTAAGAAGGAGAGGCCGCGCATCAGGGAAGGGTTGCAGCCTAACCATTGGGCAGTTTGCCCAATTGGTGATCGAGGCGGACGGTGCCTGCCAGGTCAGCGGGATTCACTTTTCGAATGACATCCCGGTTGGCTCTAAACGCGCACCTTTCAGCATGAGCATCGACAGGATCGACTCTTCACGCGGCTATCACTTCGATAATTGCCGCATCGTCTGTCTAGCCGTAAACCTAGCAATGAACAACTGGGGAGCGGCCGTAATGGCGCGAATCGGAAAGGCGATGCTGCTGAAGGAACTGAATGGAGAAGAAAAAGTCGCGCTATTGCGCGACTCAAAAGGAAAGGAGGTTATGCGATGTATCACATAACCTCCTGATTTGTTTGGCGCGCCCGAAGAGATTCGAACTCCTGACCCCTTGGTTCGTAGCCAAGTACTCTATCCAGCTGAGCTACGGGCGCGTGAGGCGAAATTATATCAAACTGGCGGAGAGAGAGGGATTCGAACCC